ATAAGGTTCCTCATCGGCATAGAAATTGCCGTGTTATCTGAAATTTTCATTATTCACACGACTCGCAATCTTTTGTGCTATCTACCACTACACCTTCATCTTTAGTGTCTCTATGCTTAAAGTATTCTTTACCGCTGCATTCACAGTTGGCACATTCACAGCCTACGTGATCAGCTTCGATACAATGGCATAGGTGATTACATTTTATGCAGGTTTTTTCGTCCACAGTCATTTATAGTAGTCTTTCCAGAACCACTTGACAAACTTTTTCCATAGATGTTTGATCATCCCCAGTTACCTCCGTCCTAAAGAAGAACTTATCTGAATAAAATTCTTAAGTTGCTAAGAAATAAACAGCAATAATAACTACTACAACAGCAGCAGAAATTTTTTTATGAGCTAATGCTAATGCCCATAGTTGTTTTACTTTTTCCATATAGTTCCTCCTAATTTATATTACCCCAGTTTTCGCCAGTTTCATAGTCCACTTTATTTGGTACCTCTAACTCAACTGCGGATTCCATTATTTGTACTATTTGTTTTGCCTGTTTATCATCTTTTACAGAAATATCCAACTCATCATGTACTTGAACATGTGGTATAATTCCCTTTTTATGGAGATTTATCATGGCTTTTTTAGTCATATCGGCTGCAGATCCCTGTATTAGTCTATTTAATGCTTTGTAAGTATAAGCTCTCCTGATCCCTGGTCCGTGTTCCAAGAGCGCTTGATCATGAGGTAATGCTTTATGAATCCCAAACTGATTAGGTTCCCATAAAGGAAACCTGCACAATCGTCCAAGAAGCGTTCTAATTTTTCCTGAATCCTGGGCACGTTTCATCGTAGCATCCATCAGTTGTTTAACGAATGGAACCTTGGCATGATAGGCCCTAAATAATTCTTCAGCTTGGAGTTTATTAACACCGAGTTCTGCCTGGAGTTTATTTTTTCCCATCCCATAAAATAATCCTAAATTAATTGTTTTAGCTTGTAACCTGGGAATATTTGCCATGTCCGCAACAATCTTATGAAAGTCTGCGTCACCGTCTTTGTATGCGTCAACAACTTCATTCACTCCATACATGTTTTGTAAAGATGCATAGTGAACAACGAGTCTTGGTTCCTGCTGATTGTAATCGAAACAACCCCAGGTACATCCTTCTTCAGGAATAAATAAAGATCTGATCCGTGGTCCGAGTTCCTTGTTCCTCGCAGGAATTTGCTGGAGGTTTGGATTATTCATAGAGAATCTTCCTGTCACGGTGCCTCCACCTTCGGATCGAAGTTGGTTAATTTCCGCATGAATCCTACCTTTTTGACTATGTTTTAAGATGGTATCGATGAAAGTTGTGTGAGCTTTATTGATCTCTCTTGCTTTAGCAATACACTTTACAACATTGTGTGGGTGATTCGCTAAAAAATTTTTAGTAAAACTTGGCGCTTGTGTTTTAACCGTACGATCATAAGGCAATCCTAATTTATCAAATACTTTTGCAATGGATCGAGCGGCCCAAATCTGTACATCGATTCCCGTATTTACTGACACCTCACCTAACATTTTTTTCTCTTGTTCTATTAATGTTTTCTTTTCGATCGCGGCTTGTTCTTGATTTACACGTACACCGAGAAACCTCATATCCACAAGACAGGGAAGTAATTCCATTTCCATTTCGAATACGGATTGAATATCTTGATTTAAAATTTCTTTTTTTAACACCTGCCACAACTCTAGTGTGAGTTGGGCGTCCCGTTCTGCGTAAGCCCCAACATACATTGCTGGAAGTTTATACATTTCAGCTTTTGGATCGACTCCCCAATTTTTAGCCGCTTCATATAAAGCTGCTTCGTCTTTTCCTCTTCCAATGTAATCACGACACACACCATTCAGATCATAGCGTAAACGATTTTCGTTCACTACACCTGCTGCAATCATGGTGTCAATAATTCTTCCTTTAATAGTTAAGCCTAGCGCTCGTAGCCAGGACACATCATACATGGCATTATGAAATAGTTTATCTGCTGGGGTGTTTAAAACATCCTGTAACCATTTTAAAACCATCTTACGGTCCAGGTTACCGCCTCCTTCATGAGCAATAGGATAGTAGGCACAGAAATCTTCTGTAGCTACTGAGATTCCAACTACTTCACCCACTCCTATAACAGAGCCAGAACCCATTCGTATATTTAAATTGGGATCTTTGGTTTCTAAATCAATTGCAATTTCACAATATTGTTTAAGGTCTGGAAATTCTTCTGGTGGAAGCCATTCTGTTTGAGGTTTGAATAAAGGCATTTGCATTACGAATAATCCCTTTCAATAATCATATCAATGTAGTGTTTTGCTTTTTCCAAATCTTGTGCTTCTCCTTTAGATGCGTGCCTACAAATATATTTAATAGCGTTTCCTTCTGCGAATAATAATTTGTTATCATTAATAAATTTACTGGGTTGAATCTTCATATTTTTATAGTGAGATCCTCCAACTTGTTTTTTATAGGGGTTCATTTTTTCTTCTTTTCATAGTCTTCATATTCTTTAATTAATTTTTCCGATGGATGGTAGACATACACAATTGTATGACACTTAGGACATGACAGGTTACTGACCATATCATAATCTTCGTTGTCTTCTGTGTCATGATCACCACCCCATATTAGTTCTGTATTACAGTGCCAGCAGTTCATATTTTAAAACTCTTATAAATATCTTTAGGTCGAATAATGTGTAGATGTTTTTTTGTTCTTGTGGCTCCTACATAAAATAATCTATTTTCATCATCCGGATTTCGATCGTAACTCTTTTGTGTGTTTAAACTTAAATCAGTAAGAAGAACTACATTATCTTCTTCTCCTCCTTTAACCCCATGAATCGTTGATAATAAAATTCTAGGCTCTTTATTTAATGCCTCTCCGTTAGCTCTCATTTTTCTTATGTAATTAACGCTTTTAGCAGGGGCCTGATCCATTGCTTCATACCATACAGCGTTGGTTAAAAGTCCATGCTTATTGTAACATTCTTCTATTCTATAAGGCTTATCTTTATTTAAATATTGTAAATTTTCTTTCATGTAATGTTTAGGAGACATATAGGTTGCTATCTCTTTAATTTGATCTGCCTTTAATTCTTGAGATTTCCTAAAATTTTCCCAATTTGTAATAGCATTATAAAGATCGGACTCATATCCTTTCTTAGATTTATTTTTATAAAAAAACCCCTTTTTATAGAGCTCTTCTTCTAAATCTTTTAACATGTATTTAGTTCTAGCTAACACGTACCATTTTCCTTGACTCATATCTATGTCTTGAAAATCATGGTAATAAGAAAGCTGCCCATTTTTATTTTTAGGTGCCCATTCTTTATGATGTCTTTTGGAAATTCTTTTAACAATATTCATTGCTACATCATGTACTACTTGGGGCACTCTTAAAGATTGAGTTAATTTTAAAAATTTCCCTGTTTGAGTAATAAAACTATCGACATCTGCACCAGCCCACCTAAAGATAGCCTGGTCATCATCCCCAGCAATAAAGGAATCTTTTGTTTTATCCCAAATAAATTTAGCCATATCCCATTGCATTCGAGAAAGATCCTGTGCCTCATCAATAAATACAACATCAAACTTAGGGCATGTGTCTGATTTTATAAAATCTAAAATCATGTCATTATAATCTATGAGTCCATATTGTTTTTTATAGGCATTTAATTCATTGGCAAATATTTTTAAATTTTTTACAGAAACATCTTGGGTATGTTCTTGAAGATTAAATTGTTGTTCAGGTGTAATGTTTCTTAATTTAGCGAGTTGAATGATACGAAGATAATCACTTTTAGTTGTGAAGATCCCTGTAAATTCATCATCGTATTCATTGTAATCTACTCTAATATTTATTTTTTTCCCTAGGTCAGCATAGTGTTTGGTTTGCATTACATTTTCTTTTTTAAGACCCAGTCTTCTAAAGGCTAAAGAATGGAGAGTTCTAAAATAGGGAAGATCGTCTTCTGTTAAATTAAATTTTTTAATTGCCTCATCTCTGGCATGATAAGCAGCTTTTTGTGTGAAAGAAAAGTAACCAATACGATTAGGGTCTGTTGTCTTTAAATATTTATCTACTTCTTCTAACAAAGTCCAAGTTTTCCCTGTTCCTGGTGGTCCTAATACTATTGTTTTCATAAAATAAATCCTCTAGCTTTTGCAAATATATAGTCGTCCTCTCTGCTAGACAATCTCTTATTCTTTTTTCCTTTATGATTACCACTTCCTGTTTTCCATTTTAAATTATCCGGTAAGAAATTACATTTATCATCTCCTGTATGAGATACCTGACAATATTTTTTAGGATCTGCATTCCAAACATAGGCTTTTGCTACAATGACATGTACCAGTTTAGGGCACGTTTGAGGGTGATTTATATCTAGAAGACTTATCATCATGTAATTAGTTGAATCAGAAAAGTAAATGGAACCTATCTTTATTTTGTTCCCATGCAGAACAGTTATAAAAGGCCAAATAGGCTTTGCGTAGATAGAGTCTTTGGGTGCTTGTTTATGAAAAAGATGCAAACCCCCGGTAGGATATATAACATATTTATTTGGTACAATTTCTGGCATAAAGGTTTCTATTTTTTTAGGTACAAGAAGATGATTATCTAATGTTCTACTTACCACTGGTTGTTCAAATAAAGCTAGTTGGTGGCCACGCATTAAAATGGATCCTTTGGTTTAAATTGTTTCTTTTTATAAGTATCTTCTTGTTTTTCAAATTCTTCAGACACCATAATGTTGGGTCTTTTCTTTCCAATTGTTTCTCTTTTAATTTTACATTTACACTTGTCCACTAATAATTGCATTGTAATATCATAAGGTTCTTTCCATTTTCTACGCAATAAAAATTTGTTATAAAATTCTCTAAAAATAAAATGATGTTTACCTTCATGATTCCAAACGTTTCCTCGTTCCATGTCTTCTTTGGTTGCTCCCATTCCTGTACGATCGGTGCAAAATTCTTCAAGATGTTCTTTTAATTGATTAATTTTCGAAGATCCTTCTGGAGCAGGTACGGGTTCTAGCCCTGCTAGAAGTACGTCTATATAAATCCCAAACTCTTTTGGAGAAACTCGTGGGGGTCTTTTATTAATTTGTTTTGCAACTGCTCTTTGAAATAATCTTTGCTCTAATAAGGTTTCAACATTTTCTAATTTAACTCGTTGACCATCTACGTTTACATAATAATAAGGTTCGTCTAATTCTATTTTTTGAAGATCACTCAAGACGGGAAAAAGAGCATCTCCTCCTATTCCATATTTTCTTTTACGACATAAGTCTTTATCACAATAACTGCACATGGGTTCATCTTTGCATTTGTATCCCCATTCTTTTTTCTCATGTTGTAATTTAATTCTTTCTACAGCGGCATCCTCTAATGGAGGAACCATGTAACTCTGATTAAATAAAATTACTTTACTTCCCCAATTTTGGGACCACTTCTTTTTGGCATATACTACATAATGAAATAAAGCATTATCTCTTTTTCCTTCAGGGATTTTTTCAGCAGCCAGGGTTTCCATACATGGAGGTCCATCAGCCAATTCTGATTGAGGTCTTTTTATTTTTAAATTCTCTAATTGTTCGGGGGTGAGTTTATGTCTTTCATACAGCTCAAAAAAAGCATCTAGCTTAATAGCATTACCCTCTGAATCAAAGGCATATCTTGTTGTTTTATCTGAATTAAAGTATGGCAAGTTGAGAAAATTTCCTGTATCATCTTTCGATTTTAATTCAATCTGTTTTGGAAAAACTTCTGAACTTCCAAACCCTAATATTGATCCAATAGAAATAAGCCTTTTCCGTATTAACGCGGCATCTACGGGTGCGGTTGTAAATAAAAAAATATGTGCTCCTCCACTTTTAGATCTAAAAGTTATAAGTGGAAGATTTAAATTTTTAATTTGTTTGAGTAATTTTTTATGATCAAATCCTGCGTAAGAATCTACGTCAATACAACCCCATTTACATTTATTATTTTCATTAATGGGGATGATTCCTAGACTAGGTTCAATTCCTTTAAGATGATTTTGCCAAAGTATTTCTATAACTGGATCACGTTTGACAAATGATTGTCCTTTAATTTTGGTTCCATCTATGTTTTTCTTTTCAACATAGGTGCAACCATGTGCTCGTTGTAAGCCTTTAAATATATCTATAAATTTCTGTACCATATCTATTATAAGGACGGGTTAAGTCTCCCGCTCCCGTCCCCATATCCCAAGGAGGGTTCCTTAAAAAGGTACGTCCGTTTTAGATTCGTCAGTTTCATGTTTAGCTTTAACTTCACCTTTGCTAACGCTTACAGCAAAATTTTTAGCTGTATCATAAACTGTCTTAT